TTATCGAAGTAAGGATAAGCATAGAAATCTTCGGGAATTATTGATGCAGTAGTGGCACCATATCCTTCAATCCAATATTTTGTTGCAGGTAACTGTCCATTATAGTAAAACAATCTAGGCAATACTCTAGCTGCAGGAGAAACTGCATCATTTGAAATATAGTAAGGTATAAACATTGGAAACTGGCTTCCTGAATTTAGTATAGAAGCTGGAGTACAGTTACCTGTTTCAACTATTTTAACGTTATAATAACTTTGTGGAATAGGTTGAGTTGAACTACAAATTTCAATGCTACTATACTTAGGTATCAAGTATGATGTTGGAGTACCATCACATGTTGTATAGTTTACATACCAAGCATTATTTCTATCGTTATTAGTTATCAAATAAGTAATACAAGAAAAGCCTGTTGTATAGGATCCTGTGAATACTGCACCTGGAACTGAGTTCAATGGACCTGCTGCAAAGGTACCCTTCACATCGAAGTCTCCTTGTGAAAAATAAGATCCTGTATCTATTAGGATAGCTTGGCCAAATGTTCTGTTATATGTTCTTTGCCACAAAGTAGAAACGTAGTCAGTATCCTGCATATCTGTAAAGTTTAATTTGTTTACAGCTAAGGTAGATGCTGGGATAAATTCTACTTTCTGATCTAAGTTAATATAGTTGTTAAAGTTTTTATAGTCGCCAGTCTTATACCAAGTATTGAAAGTTTCTACCTTAAATTGATTAGGTGTAGTTTTATCTTCGTATAATACTAGATTAAATTTCTTTTGTATTCCTCTTATAAAGTCTATTAGCTTTATACCATTTGTACCATAAGGCATGTTAAATGGAACATCTAAGATCTCATCATCTGCACCTTGGTTTAAAGATAGTATTTGTAGACTCGTTCCAACTCTTGCACTAGAAGGGTTTAATCTAACAGTAAAGTTATTTACACCTTGTGCTATTTGCTTAATGTAAATTTCAACTGGAACATTATCAGGTAATTGAGGTATTTGAAAATCTAAAGGAAGCTCAAAGGTCTCAGATACTGTAGAAGCTCTTGATGCTTGTAAAGTACCTAAGTAAGTGTTTATATTTGCAAGTGTTTGTGTATTGATTACACTTGAATCATTTCCATTAACATACTCTAAATAAAATGCAGGCATACCAGATCCAGCTGGAGAGGTGCTTGCACTTACACTGAATACTAAATTTAATCTAGCATTTAACCTACTTAGTTTCGGTATATTAATCGTTAAAGTACTTCCTAATGTTACTACACCAGAGTAGTCATACTCAAGTGAATTTGCAGGAAATCCTATGTAAGTATTTGTATTAAGGACTAAGTCTTGAAAAGATCCAGAAGTATTGTTAACCTTAAACTGTCCTAAAGTTTCTAAGTTTATGTTTGGGTATGCTGGATACTTAAGGTTATTGTTAAGTATCATATACATGTTATCAAACAGATCTTGCTCGAAGAAAGAACTCGTATAAGTAAATCCTAACTTATCAAAGATACCATCCCACACAGTTTTAACCTTTATAGCAGGTTTAAAGTTCTGTACATTTAATGCTCCTTCATTATCATCTATACCTAAAAAGTCTTTTGTTAAGGCATAATAAATTCCTGTACCACTATCTGTTAATGCATAGCGAATACTACCACTAAATAAATTACCTTGCCAACTAGCTGAGATATTAGATAAAGAGGATGTGTGGTTGTAAACAGTAAGGTTATCTAAGTCAGTAAGGAATAGCCTTTGTGAATCGGTACTGAAGTTAGAAACAATTCCAAAGATATTTACTTCATAAGAATCTACAAATTTGTTTTCATACACACTTACTTTATTCAACTTCAAATATCCATTCGTTAAGTAAATGCCATCAAAATCAATATAAGCTTCTACCTTTTGGTTTGTGTTAAAGACATCTGGTTCTATAACAGAAATGTCATAGTATTGCTCAAAAAACTTATTGTTTTTCTTCGTACCAGGTAAAGTAATAGTTCTAGTAAAGGTTCCAGGAACAGCACCAATATCGAAAAGATCTGTAATGTTATTAGATACTTTTATCTCTTCGTCAGCATATAAATCTAACTGAGTTCTATCTGCATAGCTACCTGAACCTGCAACTAATCTAAACTTGTAACCTTGTGTAGTAAATACTGACATACTAGATAATTAACTTAAATGTTTGACCAATTGAGAAGTCAATTGTATACTGTATTAACTTATCGTTAACACCTGTTTTAAATCTAACACTATTAGTTAGAATTGATAAAGGCTTTACTAAATTATTTGCTTGATCATACATCCAATAAAGTTCATCTGATACTAATAGTTGCTTGTATATTTCATTAAAGCTTTCTTGTAACCAATCTGAGTTTACTGTAAGTTGTTCTGTAGTATTTACAATATACTTTTGGCTATTGTTAGTTGCAGTATTATAGGATAAAGATGTTGCATCCCAACTACCTAATTGAGGTTGGTAAGTTCTTTGATCTGTGTTGAATGTTTTATAGTTAGCCTTATAGAAGTTTTGATAATCAAACTGACCATATCTATTCTTCCACATTATTCTTATTGGCTCATATTTGTAAGAGCACTCATAAATCAAGTTAATTGGAGTTCCCACAAAAGCACCACCAGATCCTGACACAGCTTGTATTCTAACATAGTTCCCTTGACCGGAAAAATTTAACGCAGCTAATACTCCTGCAGGAAAATCTGATTCAGCTGGACCAATAGGAAATCTTACAATCTGACCAGTTGAATTTGATAAATAAGCACTACCAGTATTTAAATAATAAACTGCTGTTGTGCCTTGTGTATAATAGAATAATCTATCTGGTTGAGCATCTCCAGTAACTCCAACATAAACTCCCATTCTACCTTTATCAGTAATTTGGAATGATTGGCTAACTTGAGTATCACTCATAATAGGCCAATGTGGAGTCTTGCTTGGTACATTTTGGTTAATTGGTTCTGGGAATACTGAATACCCATCCAATGTCTTATATAAACTAGAAACTAATGTAGGAAGGTTACTACCAGATACTCTAACTGATGCACTTAAGTAATTGTAATTGAAAGCAGCTTTGTAGTAAAGCACACTCGAACAGTTGGGAATTAGAAACAAACTATGAAATAAGCCACAATGAGTAGAAATATATTATTCATATCACGTAACGATATCATCAGACGTTCTCCAGTAGGAGGTAACATTGATCCAGAAAAACTAGTGCCTTTCATTAAGACTGCACAGGATAAGTATATTTGGATTATCCTAGGTTCTAGTTTGTACTTTTATTTGCAAGATCAAATTGCAGCAGATACTTTAGCTGAGCCTTACTTAGACTTAATGAATAATTTTATTAAGGATACTTTAGTACATTATGCTATTCTCAATTAGGTATTGCTCTTCTACTGGAGGCAAACCACTATTGAAGTTTAAGATAGTAGAAGGCATGAAGTTATTAAGGATGTTGTTGATGTGTAGGTTACTTACCTCTTCTTCAACAGCACAGTATTGGATAGCTGAATAATAATCAGGAATACCATAGTAGAATTTACCTGGTGAATATCTCTTTAAGTAAACAATCTGAACATCATCTTCGTAATCTGGTTGACCAAAAGATGGAATTCTAATTGGCTTAATTTTTGTATCTGTCCAATCACTAGAGTAGTAAAAGCCATTTATCTTTCCTTCATCACTTACTTTTTCTGATCTAAGTGTATCTACAGGTAAGTGGTAGAAAGCGATAATTCGATCCCTTTCTGGGTTAAATACAACTTGTATAGCTGCATTACCAAACATCTTATAGTCAAATACTATCTTTCTAATCTCATCGTCATTAGTTAGAGAGTATAGATAATCTTCGATTTGTTGATCTCTTGCTTTAACTCCTTTACCATAAATTAAGTCTGTGCTACCATCAATACAAGCTTGGTTGGTAGGACTTGTTTCGTATCGCTTAATTAAAGAAGTGAAGAAGTCATCTGCTCCATCGATACCAATCTCAACATGCTTCTTTCTGCCTTTTGTTTCGGTAACTTTTGGAAGGATATAACCTCCTGACATTTCTACTACTTTAATATTTGATTGCTTATTCTCCATATTGTTTTATTAGGGATTCCAAATAATAAACTCATTCAACTTCTGTGCATCTGTACTTCCAGTATAAGAGTACAATGGATCAGAATTTCTAACCACAGGTGATTCATCTGTAGCAAATACAAGACCTCTATAAAGTTCTGTACAAGCTGTTGAACCTGATAATTGATTAATTCTAATAGTATAGAAATCACTTCCAGTTAAGAACATACTAGCACTAACAGTCAAAAAGCCAAACTCATCATAGCTAGCTGAAACTGGAGTGATATGAACTTCTTGGTTAGTATCTTCGTTAACAAAGTATAAATCTAACGTAGAAGGTCCAACAACACTTGTCGAACCTGTCGGTCTAGTTCTAACCTGAAATCCTTGTATGGAAGCAGTTGCTGGTGTAAGTACTATCATCTTTGTTATTTACTATATTATAACCTAGTTACTTAATTCTATTTCAATATCGAATAAACTAATTTTAACACAGCAAATTTCGATGATCTATTATAAACAAAGAAAAGGCCCATACTAAAAGTATGAGCCCTTAATTTCCTGAGAAGAGGATGTGTATAGAGAAAGCCGCTAGGGCTTAGGTCTACTAACTGTTTGTACCATATACAATTGTAGGAGGGTTACCCACACTAGCAAATGCATTTGATACAGTTGATCCACTTAAGAAGTTAGCTGGTAAAGGTTCTTGTCCAGTAAACACTGCTGTGTATCCGAATAAGTCACCATATGCTTGACCAGTTTGAGTAGTACCACCAGTCATGTCAGCACCTTCTAATCTACCGATTAAAAGAGCTTCTCCATTACGAGTATGTGCTACGATTTGAGGTCTACCATAAGCCAACAACTTAAATTCTTTAGTTTGCTCTGCTGACAATTTTTTCAATTGTAAGCTTAATTCTTGATTGAAGAAAGTAGTACCATTATCGCGAGAAGTGTTAACAGTTTCAGTGTAGCTATTCACACCTTTCAATTGATAGTAGTAAGCTGTAGATCCAGAAGGAAATGCAGTTACTTGATCTGTAGCATTTAAGCTATAGCTACCAGTTGAGAAGTTAATGAAATAGACACCCTGCAAACCACCAATACTATCTTTACATGGTTCATTTCTTCCAAGAGAAATATTACAAGCCATCTTATTAAATTTAATTTGTTTTGTTAATCTAGTTTCTGATAAAGGTTAGGGTGGGAGGCTTTCACCTCCCTTTACCTAAATATTATCTATACCATACGATATCTGTACCGATACCATACTGAACACCTGCTGTATATCGCATGATGATTCTTACGTTTTGAGAACCATCTAAGTCAGCCATATCCAATACCTTAACTTCGTTCTTGTCAGACAATAAAGCTGTACCGAAGAATAAGTTAGACTTTTGAGCAGCTACTACGTGAGTATTTGCTAAGCCTGGGCAATGTAATAATGGAATACCTTGGAAGTCCATTGGCTTTTGACCAATTACTGTTTGGTTGTTGTATCCGTTTGCGTATGCTGAACCACCACCAACTGCTTGTTGGAATGCTTTCATCGCTTGAGTAGAAACATAGATACCTAAATCTTCCTTACCGTATACTGCTGTTGGGATAGCTTCAACAACAGTTTGTAAACCAGCTAATACTGTAGAAGAACCAGTGATGTTGTTAGATGCAGTCCAAGAACCAGTGATTACTGCTTGGTTACCACCTGCTGTAGAACCAGATAAGAATAATTCTCCGAAAGAAGCGAATTGACCATTCACTGCACTAGAACCAGTCCAGATGTTTTGTTCAATTTTTTGAGCTACTTGACCAGCAACTTGACCGATCATGAAATCAGTAAATGTTGGAGGTAAGTGGTCGTAGATAGAGATACCCATTTCAAGAGCTTCCCAATCTGAACGGAAGTCCTTCTTACATAAAGTTAAGTTCACTTGGAACTCTTCTGGTTGTAAGATTTGTTCTGATAAAGTTACAGTTGAAGTTGGATTGAAGTCACAAGTTCCATCATAGATGATGTCGTTGTTGCTGTACTTCTTGATTACTTCTTTGTACTTGATATTTGGCTTAATAGTTATGTACTCCTTATCTAAAGTTGGAGAACTTAACAATGCAGCAGCTATGTACTTGCCAGAGAACTGACCGGCGTAGGTACTAGTGATCGAAGTAGTTGTTGCCATTTTGTGTTTTTATTTAATAAATTATGAATTAAAATTTAGAGTTAGCCATTCTGTCTAAAACTCTAGAGAATGTATCCTGTGTTTTACGAGTTAACAAACCATTTAATGCTGGTTGGTTATTTTCTACTGGAGCACCTGTGAATTTCTTAGCAGCCATCTTAACTGAAGTCTCACCTGTTTGTCCTGCATTAGTTACTGGACCTTGTAATTGAGATCCTTTCTTTTGCATTTCTTTTACCATTGAAGCTTCATCGTTAGTAGTTACTTTACCTGGTTGATCAGCGCCTTCAGCAGCCATCTCTTCCATTTTCATTTTACCCATGTCTTCGCCACCTTTTAAGTGTGCATAAACATTTGCAATGTCATCACGTAATTGCTTTAATTGTGCATCTAATGCATCTAAACGAGAAGCTACATCGCCATCAGCCATGCTTACGCTTCCTTTTTCTTGTAAATCTTTTACAACTTGAGCTTCGTCATTAGTTGTTACTTTGCCTGGTTGGTCTGGACCCATTGCGGCAAGTTCTTGCTTTTGTACCATGTTAGTGTCTTGTTTATAAAGGTTAGGATCATTTTCGTAGTTTACTTTATCTACGATTGCATTGTAGCTATCATTAAATTCTAATGATTGCATTACGCCGTCTTTTACGACGCTGATAAATCTCTTGTTACCGTTAGAGGTAGGAACATAAATAATATGATCTCCGTCTGGAGCCTTCTTTTTATTTCCTGCTTCATCAATAACGAAAAGTTGATGACCTACATTGAACGCATCGGTTGCAATAGGAGTACCATCTTCTAACTTACCATAAACATCGCCAGTTAAATTAACTTCTTTGTTTACAGAAAGCATCGTCATGATTTTATTAAGAATTGTTTTAGCTTCTGCCATTTCTATCTTTTTATGTTATTATAAAATTATATGTGTAAATCGTTTGATTTTCTATCCACCTGTTGGGTAACAAATTATTACAATACCTGAACCTCCATTACCTCCTGGACCAAGATCACTTGCATCGTTAGCATTTACGCCACCACCTCCTCCACCACCAGTGTTAGGTGTACCTGGATCTCCTGGACCTTCAGCAGGTAATTGTCCTGCTCCATTACCACCACCTCCAATACCACCAGCTCCTGCAGTAGAAGGACTGTTATGAAAAGCTCCTCCACCTCCTCCTCCGCCATAATATTTTAATGTACCATCTTGAAGAGTAAAGCCTCTACCTGCACCACCACCACCAGCAACAAACCCTGCACTTCCTGTACCAGGTGTAGCTGCACCTCCACCACCTGCTCCAACATATTGGCTGCCATCATCACCACCTACATTTCCTTGATCACCAAAGATTGCTTGTCCATTCTCACCACCACCAGATGCACCTGATCCACTTGGAGCAGGTCCACCATAGTATCCAAAAGTTGGTACTACTTCCCCTTAAGAAAATTTAGCACAAAAA